CGTCTACTTGGGGCCATGCTGAACATTTTAAAGCTGGCGAGCCTAAGGAAGTAGGTAAAGATTTTGGAGTGCTTTGTTTACAGAATGGTGCAAAAGAATATGAAGAACCAAAAGTAGAACAACCTAAAGCAAAAGCACCCGCGAAGAAAAAAACAGTCGCTAAAAAGAAAGTTAAATAGTTATGGGTACAATTACTGGAGCAAATATAATATCTAGAGTACAGGATACTCTTCAAGATACTACAAGTGTAAGATGGCCAGAAGCAGAACTGCTTCGTTATATAAACGATGCTCAAAGAGAAGTCGTTAATCTTAGACCTGATGCTTCAGCTACTACATCAAATGTTCAATTAGTTACTGGTACAAAACAAACATTACCAACAACTGGATTAAGGTTAATAAAAGTAACCAGAAATATGTCTGATGCTTCTGGTGGTGCTACAGGTGGTAGAGCAGTTCGTATTGTAGATATAGATATTCTTAATACTCAAGAACCTGATTGGAATGATCCAACAGTTACTGGAGATGCCGCACATGGCACAACTGTAAAACATTACATTTTTGACCAAGATGACCCTAGGAGTTTTTATGTATATCCAGGAGTTTCTGGAAATGCTTTTGTAGAGATTGTGTTTTCTAAATCTCCTACTGATTTAAGTAGTACATCTTCAACAATAGATATTGATGATACTTTTGCAAATGCCATAATTGATTTTGTTTTATTCAAAGCATATTTAAAAGATGCTGAATACGCAGGCAATGCTCAAAGATCAAATCAACACTATGCATTATTTAACAATAGCTTAGGACAAAGCACTGCAGCGTCAAATGTAACTAATCCAAATTTTGACTACGCGGGGTCTAAAGCAGTTCCGAATGTAGGAGGATAACAATATGGCGAGTTTTAGTTCGCTAGTAAAAGAGGTACTACCCTATGTACCCGGTTGTCCTGACACTCTTGTAGAATCTAATTTAAGAGCAGCAACGATTGAACTTTGTGAGAAGTCTAAGGCGTATGTTGTAGAGTTAGATGTTATTACAAGTATTAGTGGAGTGTTCGAATATGAATTCGACCAGCCCACTGGTACTGATGTACATCAAATACTCTGGATGACTTATGATGGTGAAGACATGGACCCCACCAGCCCACGTAGTTTAGAACTAAATTACCCTGACTGGCGTGACCGAACTGGTATTCCAGAAGTTTTCTTACAACAAAACCCAGACATGTTTTATGTCGCACCTGTCCCTAACGTAACTAGAACCAATGGATTTAGAGTTAGTGTAGCTCTTAAACCTACACGATCTTCAAACAACATTGATACAGATTTTTCAACAGATTATAGAGATGGAATTATATTTGGAGCCCTATGGAGACTCTTAAGAATACCCGCTAGAGAATGGAGTAACCCTAGCGCAGCTGCTGATTACAGAAACCTTTTTGATGAACAGGTTAAAGAAGCAGAGGCAAGAGCTAGAGGTGGGGATCTTGGAGTAAGAAGGCTAGTTAAATATAAAGGAGTTGGATTAAATCCAAGAAAGAGGTATAGAAGGTACGGCAAGGAGATTGATTATTAACCAGGAGGGGTTTATCGAACCTCAAATTGCAGATATAAGACAATGCTGGGGTGAGATACGAAAAGGGATCGAATCAATTATAGATGCAGATCCAAATCTAACTTTTATACCAGAGGATGTATATAGTGAATGCGTCAATGGTAGAGCTCAACTGTTTACATCCCCAATAGGATTTTTGGTTTTAACCACAGAGGTAGACCCTTTTACTAGTGATAAAACACTATTAATTTGGATAGCTTATGTACACGAAACTGGTAAACATAATTGGATTAAACATGTACAATGGTTTGAAGAGCTTGCACGTAATGCAGGTTGTAAATTTATTGAGGCTAGATCCTCTGTTCCAGAAATGGAAGAGTATGCAATTATGCAAGGGTTTAATTTAAATACTAGAGTATATACAAAGAAGATAGATGAGCAATAAACCAAAACAACAAGATTACAAGCCAAGTGAGGCGGAAAAAACTCAAGCAGCTGTTTCAAAAGCTGAGAAGGATTACTTTGATCAAAAATATGGTCCGTTGTTGCGTGAAATGCGCGATCTTGCGGACAAAGAAGATTTTTCTGCTACTGCAAAAGGTAGAGCACAAGCAGATACTATGCAGACTTTAACTTCTAGACCTAGTATACAAGCCGCTAGATCTGTGGATTCCGCAGCTAACTTAGCTTCAGCCGCAGGTTCACAACAAGCACAAGCTGACTTTCAAGCGTTACAAGCAAAAAGACAACGTCAAGTTGGCGTATTAGGAACTGCTAGAGGTCAAGCTGCAGATGCTACAACTGGTTTATCTAGAGCTGCACAAATTCAATCTACTAAAGATTTAGAATTTGCAAAAGCTAGACAACAAGAACGTGATGCAAGATTTGCCGCTGGTTTAAAATTAGCAGGAACTGCTGTTGGTCAAGGTCTGCAGAATACGCAGGGTGGGGGTAGTTTCTTTACACCTGCAGGATTAGATACTGCTATGGCGGCCGATGGTGGCGTAGGCGGGCTAAGAGGTAGATTTAGAGTTGGCTCTCTTGGAAATTATGATCCAGTTACAGGAGAACTCAGAAGTGGTTAGTGAAGGCGCAATCATGAATGGATTAATGCGAGGGTATAACTCTCCATATGGCTATGGCGGAAATGCTAGATTTAGTACAGCACAGCTACCTAATGTTGAAGATCCTGAACAAGTTTACGCAGACATTACGCGTAGTGATTACGAAGATTATGTAAGAGACTACAGAGATTTTGAAGAAAGGCTAATAGATTCTAGAAATGACACTAGTTTAATTGATAGGGCTGAAGTTGACTCAGCTGAACAAAATAGAATAGCTAAAGAAATACAACAAAGAAATATAGAAAGATATGGTGGGGCTGGGCTAACGGCTGTACAAAGACAAGAACAAGCAAAAGCATTATCTCTAGGTGGAGCTACTAACCAAGCTGGCATGTTAAATAATGCTAGAATAGCTCAAAGAGAAGTAAATCAAGCAACACTTGCCGATTTAATTAATATCGGACAAGGTGTTAACAGAAATGCTTTACAAGGATTAGGAGATGCATCGGCTATGGCAGCTAGAAAAGAATCAGCATACAGAAATGCTAAAGCAGCACATAGATCTCAAATGATGGGACTAGCTGGTTCTTTAGGAGCAGCCGCTATTTTAGCGTTTGCGATATAAGAGAAAAATATGGCTATAAGTAATGTAGGAGATATATTTTTAAGTGGACTTGGGTCTGCTAGTGAATCTGCTTTAAGAAAAGAGCAGAGGTTAGCTCTTGCTAGACAAGGGAGCCAACAAGTTGGGGAAAATATAAATAACCAGTTCATAACTAATGGAGTTTTTACTCAAGGGGAAGCAGGCGAAACTAAAGTAAATTTAGAAAAGCTACATAATCAAGTTTCTACTCAATCTTATTTAGAGTTAATGAATAGGAATAACAGGGGTAGAGCTTACTATGATGAAAATGGTAATGAAGTTACTGGTAAGTTTGTAAGTAAACCAAGACAAATAACAAATCCAGATGGGTCTAAAGGTTTTATATTAGAAATTGAAACTAAAGATGGAGAAATAAAACCTGTTACTTTAAATAGATCTACAGATGGTGATGATACTCCTGCAATTTTAGATCAATCTGCTTATGAATTATTAGCTGAATCTCTATTTGATTCTAGTATTGCTAGAAATGGTATTTCTGGTAGAGCGGTTGGACAGTGGAGATCTGATTTAATTCAATCAAACGCAGGGAATCAGATAAAACAGATTGCTTCACAAATGATTACAGATGAGCAAGTCGCTCCAGATAGCTTAATATCTGGGCTAAGCGAGTTAAATGAACAATTAAAACAAATTGATCCGAGTCGTGGCTCTCAACCTACTGGGTTAGAAGATTCAAATATTGCTACAGGTCAACAACCTGCCACTCAAGATCAAGCAGCTCCAGAAGTAGACTCTGCTGTACAAGAAGAAATAATTTCTCTAAAGAATGAGCTTAAACGTATAGAAAGGCCAATTAGGGCACAAGCTCGTACTGGAAAGAAATACACAGATGATGCTAGAGCTGCAGAAATAAATGCTAGATTAAGTGAACTAGGCCAAGGAGCATCAGTTGATACTAAGAATTTAGTGCAACAAACAGGAGCGGCTGTTCCTGAATCTGAAATGCAATCTGTTGAAGATCTTTCTGAAGAGGATCAAAAGTCTTGGGGTGAATGGTGGTCTGGATTAAGCACTGTAGACAAGGCTCTACTTGTTTCGAATGGATTACTTCTTATACCTGGAGTCGGATGGGCTGCAGGTGGCGCAGTTAAAGCGGGATTAGGTGCAATTAAATTTGCTCCTAAATTATTAACGGGCGCTAAAAATCTTGCTGTTAAGTCTGTTACCAAACCACGTACAGGTACAAGAGTTAATAGAAACCAACAAATGGGTGATGCTGCTAAATCTATGGGATATACAGATGATTTCACAAGAGGTAGGATGTTCGATCCTACTAGAGCAGGTGTTACTTCTACTGCAGTAGGTGGGGGTATGGCTGCTGTTAATGCAATTAGAGGCACTGGTGGAGAAATGCAAGAACAAACAGCAGTATTTGACCAAGATTCAGTTGCTAAAGTTATGCAAATACCAACTGATCCAGAAGGTGCTACTAAATGGTTTGCAAATCCAAATAATCAATCCTTCTTAAATAACTTACCACCTGAAAAAGTAGAGGAAGTTAAAAAATTATTAGATCAATACAATGTTAAGAAGAAAGCAGATTTAGTTAAATTGAAACAAGATGGTGTTATTTCTGAAGCTAACTATAGATCTGCGGCTACTATAATTGCTTGGTCTATTGTTAATGAGCAAGGACAGAAAGACGCAAAACTTTCTCAAGCAATATATGGTCAATTTATAAATGAAGCAGAGACAGGCAATCCAAATGTTACTGGTGATGATGTACGTAGGACTAATATTGCTGCAGGAAACTTATCAGTAAGTAGACAAAGATTAGCTCAAGAAATTGCAGATGATGCTGACATATTTGATGATCTGAAAACTGCGTTTAGTGCTGGAATTGTTGATGGAGAAAGAGACTTTGGAAATGATGATTATATAAGCCAAATGAAAGTAGCTGGTATTCAAATGTTAGACAAAGTTAGAAATAACACTGCCGATAGAAAAGAATTAGAAATGTATGATTTGATGGTTATAGAACGTATGAGACATGAAGCTGATCGTTTAGGTTCTGAAAATTGGAAAGACTGGTTCTTAGATTGGATAGCTAGAAGTAGTTCTAATGCAGACACTATTAGTACAGGTTTTGAGAGTTTAAGGGTTAAAAGAAATGCCCAAGGTCAACCAGAAAGTGTTACCTTTACAAACTTAAATACTAAAGGCAATAGAAATGAAGCTGAAGAAAGTATTAGTTATTCAGACTTTATAAGAATGACAGGTAGTGCAGAAGCAGCTAATTACATCATTGCAAGGACTGGGAGCTAGTTCGTGTGGCAAAAGTTGACCCTTATTTCAAACAACTACTAGGTGATGAACCTAACGTAGATCCTACTTATAAAGAGAATTTAGAAAATATTGGTGCAGATACCACCGATCCTGTAGAGATTTTTTCAAAAGGTGTCAGTTCTGGCGCTTACAATTTAGCAGCAAATCTTGAATACTTCAAAGGCATAGGCAACTCTATTATTGGAGACCAAAAAGATTTAGCTGAAAACTTAAAAGAAGCAGAATACTTAGAAGCTCAAGGCGCTATTGAAATGCAAGGTGTCGAGCAGTTTGATGAGTTTTTAGAAAATCCTACATTTGGTGGTTTCATTGGGCAAGTAGCTAGTGCTACTGGTCAATTTGCTCCTTCCGCTCTTGCTAGTATTGGAGCTGCTATTTCTGGTGCTGGTGCTGGAGTTGCAGTAGCTGGACTTACTGGAGTCACAAAAGGTTTAGTTAATAACGTAGCTAAAAAAGAAGTCAGAAGAGTTTATGCAAAGAAAATGAAAGGGCATGCTCTAAAACCTGATGAAGAAGACTTGTTAAATGGTGCGTATCAAGCTCATAAACAAATGAGACTTGGCAGCGCTGCAAAAGTTGGAGCAGTAGCAGGAGCAGTTGCTCAAGAATACCCACAAGGCGCTGGTATATCTTTTGGCACATATGCTGATCAAGATATGATTGACCCAGTTTCAGCATTTAGAGCAAGTGCAATTGGGGTCCCTTTTGCAGCTATTGGTGTTGGAGCAGAGGCTTTAGTATTTAAGGGCCTGAGTGGTATCCTAAAACAAAAAGGTACAGGTCCGGTACATAAACGTATTCTAGGAGCTATAGGAGAAGGTGCTGGTAGGACAGGTGTTGTTGAAGGTATTACTGAAGGATTGCAAGAAGAAATAAATATTCAACAAAGATTTGGTATTGATGAACAGTACAAACAAGCTCAAGCTAATTTAGATAGGGCACAAGCTTTATTTGCTGGGTTTTTTGGAGGTGTTGGTATTGGTGCTGCTGGTGGGACTATAGCAGGTGGTCTTAACGCGGTTACTGGTAATAATATTGTAGAAAATGCTAGAGAAGCTGTAAAACAAGGGTATGAAGCAGAACAATATAATGATCTTTTAAAAGAAAGATATGGGCGAGCAGCAGAGCCAGAAGTTTGGCTTAAGGCACAGCTTGAATCTATGTTGAATCCTAACAATAATAAAGATTCTGTTTTTGTTTCCCCTGATAGCTTAGAAGCGTTAGGGCGTGTAGTAAATGCTAATCCTGAATTAAGAGAACAATTACAACAAATACCACAACATTCTGCGGCTGCTAATGGGCCAGAGTCTGCAGGAGTTCTATTTAGTCTAAATCAAAATAAAGTAGATAATTTTAAACAAGTTACTGATGATAATTTATATAACACTGATGCTTTAGATAATGTATTAGTTGATATTTTAGGGTATGAGCATGGCAGATTACCTGATGCAGATAGAGTTGTAGAAGTTAGAGATGAAAATGGGAATGCTATTTGGTATCAGTCTACTAATGAACAACAAGAAAATTTAGTAAGAAACAAAGCTAGAGCTCTTTTTCCTGACACCGAACCTTTAACTGTTGATTTAGATGATCACTTATCTAGAAGAAACCAAGACCCTATAGCTAGAGGATCAGGTGAATTTGAGTTAGATGATGAAGGAGAAATAGTTCAGGATGATGGCGCAGAAGAACTAGCACAACAAGAAGCTTTGCAAGAATTTCAATTTGAAGTTCCTAATATTGCAGAGAACGAGCCCGGTATAAGACAAGCCCAAACCAGTGCTAGAGATATTGTTTCTGGAGTACAGAAAGGAGATGGTTGGGCAAGGGGTGCGTCAAGAGATGCCGAAGTTCAAACAGAAGCTCAGTCTTATTTCCCACCATTTACTAGATACTCTGATCAAATGAACAGAGATTTAGAACGTGGTTTTTATTCTGATGCTTTGTTAAGAGCATACACAAACTTTTCAAAAGCTAATCCAAATAACATTTATGTTATACAACCAATAGATTCTGCGGCAGAAAATGTAAGGTATGAAATAAAAAGACTAAACACTACTGATGGTCAAGTAGAAGTAGGTTTAGGTATACCAACAGTTGTAACAGAAGCTATAGAAACTGAAGACTCTAGAGTTTTCAAAGGACAAAGCCCTACAGGTTGGAAAATAAAAACACCTGGATCTAATCAGTTTAGACCTGTTTACATGCCAGCTTTAACTATCTTAGGTAGAAGAATAAATACAAGATTAGGCGAAGCTACACAAGGAGCTAGTGATTTACAGTCTGCTCAAGAAGGGTTCAATACTATATATGCTGAACTTTTAGAACAAGGATATGAACTTCAGTTCCCTGGACAGGAACAGTTTAATTTAGATTTTAGTAGGTCTAACGCTGTTGTGTATAGAGTTGGTGCTCAAAATTATTCTTACAAACAACTGCAACCAGGAAGCAGGGGTGTAACACCATTTAGGGGTAATCAAGAATCTGACTTCAATAGTCTTAAATCACAAGTTCAAGAGTCAGGAATTGTAGAACAAGAAGGATTACAAGAAGAATTTAATAATATTGAAACTTTAGAACAGTTAGAAACTTTTGTTGAGAATGAGATAAATCCAAACATACCTGATCCTCAACAAAAAATTATGACACCTTCTAGGTTTGATCAAGGAGAGTTTTTTGAACAAGACACTGGTGACTTTGCTGAAGCTACACCTGAACAAGAAAGAACTGCTGAATATAAAGCAGCTACTTTTTATGAATTAGGTAGCCCAGAACGTAGAACACAATCACCAAAACCTGTAGATATTTTCCCATCTTTAGCACAAAGACTTGGAGATACTCAGTTTGTTAATAGGATTTCTAATATTGTTAAAAACAACTTTAAGTTAAAAAAGAAAATAAGAATTTTCCCTTCTGATGTAAATTTTGATGAGGTATTACCTTTAACAAAAAGTGTCATACCGAATCTTAACTTTATAAAAGCACAACAAAATATTTTAAATAACTCTAATGATAGAGCTAGGTTCATTTCGTTTGGAAATGAAAATATTATTTTAGTAAAAATTAGTCCTAATCCTGGAAAAGTAGAACAAGGGTTAGCAATGATTGGTATTGCCCACGAGTTTGGACATGCTGTTTTCCAACAAGAGTTAGATAACTCTTTAGATAGCCCAATGGGTGACAGGTTATATCAAGCATTTTTAACTGATAGAAATAAAGAAGGAGCTCCAGAGTTATACCAAGAAGGTAATGAACATGCATATGAAGAATGGTATTCCGATAAAGTAGCTTCTTACTTATTTAGTGAACTTAGAAAACAAAATGTAAAAGCTAAAAATGGAGTAGAGTCTTACTTTAAAAGAATAGCAGATAAAATTAGACAAGCATTTGCTGCAGTAAAAGCAGAAGTGTTTGGTAGATTTCAACAAAACCCTGACTTCAATGACTACATACAAAATGTTGTTAAGTCATATAAAGATGGAGTCAAAGACCCTGTACGTAGTCCAGCTAGTTATGAACAAAAACGGTATGCAAGGGCTATGATTGATGGGGCTGTTCCTAATACTTTGCAATCTGCTGCTAATAGAAGTCTTTTACAGTCTTTAAAAAGAACTGCTACTGAGTTATTAAATGACCCTACTTCTGCTCCTAGAGTATTGAAGAAGATTTTTTATCCTGCAGATAACTTTCTTAGAAGCCTTGGAAAAGATAAAGGTATTGGAAAGAAACTTGCAGATATATTTTATACACCTAGTCAAAGTAAAGGTGCTACTGGTTTACTAACAGCTAACATTGTATTAGCAAATGCAGAAGTCAATAAACTTAGTGCTATCTTAGAACTAGATGATGTTGCACAAATTACTCCAGAAGCCGAAGCTATCTTGTTAGAGGTAGAAGATAATACAAAATCTAATGAAGAACTTAGTGATAAAGCAAGACAAGTAAGAGAGTGGCTATCTGATTTCTATGATAGACAAGATTTAGGTAAGATTTTTAACAACAAAAAAATTGTTAATTATTTTCCAAGATTAGTAGCTTTATATGAGATTTCTGAAAATGCAGAACTACAAGATAAGTTAGCTGAGTTATTAGTAAAAAATAATGAAGGTCTAACAGAAAAGTCAGCTAGAGAAACTGTTGAAGCATTAATTGCAGATCCAGATGGTGCATTACTAGAAGGTAATGAAACTGATGGTGAAGGTAGGTTTAACTTAGGTTTAGCTAAAGCAAGAGCTGAGTTATTTAAAAATATACCTACAAAAGAAATGAGAGATGCAGGACTATTAGAAGCACCTGCAATCGCGGTTCGTAAATATTTAGCAAACAGCATTAAACGTTCTGAGTTTAACAAACGTGGTGGTGCTAAAGCTGTTGCAGATTTAATAAGTCAACTTCCTGAGAATGAACAAGGACACGCTACTGATGCAGTAGATGCAATAATGGGTAGAGTCAATCCTAATATGGGCGGTACTTTTAGGTTTATAAACAGTTGGGGGTTAGTTGCAAACATTACAACACTCCTGGCATTTGCTGTGTTTGCGTCTTTACCTGACTTTGCAGGCCCAGTTCTTAGATCTAAAGAGTTTGGTGGGTTTAGTAACTTTGGTAAAGAGTTAGCTAATTACTTTAACAACAAAGAAGAAGCTGCAAGGTTTGCAAAAGACATAGGTGTAGTATCTACAGATGCTATAAATACTATGTATATCAACGCGGGTGAGTTAGATTTCATGTCTGGTAGCATTAAGTTGCCTGGCGGTAGAGAAGTAACTCCTAAACAAGTAGCAGAAGGATTCTTTAGATATACTGGATTAGAGTGGTATACAAGGTTTACAAGAATTTTTGCTGCAGGTATGGGACGTAGGTTTTTATTAGAACATCAAAAACGTGCAGATGAAGGAGATGTAAGGTCTCAAAGATATTTACAAGAACTAAATGTAACCTCTGAACAGATAAAAGCTTGGAATGATTCTCAGAATGTTGAAGCACATCCTGAAGTTAAGTTAGCTTTAGCTACTTTTGTAGATGAATCTATTGTAAGACCAAATGCTGCAGAAAGACCTGTATGGGCTTCTGACCCTAGATTGGCTTTGATTTGGCAACTTAAATCATTTTTCTACGCATATGGTAAGAATATCGTAGGTGGTTTCTTAAGAGAGTCATCTAGCAGAGTGAAAGAGGGCGCAGGTTTAAATTCAGCTGCATTACCTCTGCTTTTAGCTGCAAGTACGTTATTACCGTTAAGTATGTTAGGATTAGATTTAAGAGAAAGATTCAAAGTTGGATTAGCATGGGTATTACCTGGTGTTGATTCGACAGCTAAAAACTATAGAAAGTCTCAAGATATGGAATGGGATAAATATAGTTTTGAAATACTAGATAGGTCTGGAGTTTTTGGTCCTTTTGCTCTTGCAATGCCTTTGTTCATGGAGAGTAAAAGATTTGGTGATCCTTTTTGGGTAGGTCCTTTGGGCCCATCTGTAGAAAAAGGATATGATTTACTAACAGGAGATTTAGATTTTAAAGATATCACTCCTATCTATAATCAAATTTAAGGTATAATTTTAAAATGGCATATTCAAGTACAGTCAAATTAGTAGTAGGAGATACACTACCAGAATTAAATTTTACTTTGAAAGATAGCAATACAGCTGCTACAGGTAAAACTTTAGACGAGGAAGATAACACTACTTGGGCCCCTGTTAATTTGTCAGGCGGTTCCGTAAAACTACGTATTAGAGAAGTAGGTCAAACTACTGTGCTCTCAACTATAACAGCTACTATTTCAGGGCCTAGCACTGGTGAATGTAGCCTTATATTCCCTTCTGGGACTTGGACAGCTGCTGGTACGTTTGAGGGTGAAATAGAATTTACTAAGTCAGACGGCAACATTCAGACTGTACAAGACTTTATAAAGTTTAAAGTGAGAGATGATTTTGACTAATGGCTACTAGAAGAAAATCAAAAATGCCTGCAAGGAACAAGAAGAACTTTCGTTCTACGAAGTCTGGTGCTGGTATGACAAAAGCTGGAGTCAAAGCATATAGAAGACTAAATCCTGGTTCTAAACTAAAAACAGCTGTAACAGGTAAAGTAAAGAAAGGCAGTAAAGCAGCTAAGAGACGTAAGTCTTTTTGCGCTAGATCTGCGGGGCAAATGAAAAAGTTCCCTAAAGCTGCAAAGAATCCAAATTCAAGACTGAGACAAGCTAGAAGACGTTGGAGGTGTTAAATGGCCTTCAAAGTCATTGTTGACACCAATAATTTACGTGTAGTAATAGATACAGACTCCCTGAGTCCTGTAACTACGTTCCAAAACTTTAAATCTGTAGTTACATTTACACAACTAGAAGGACTATTACAGTATGTCGATTTAACTGCTGCAAATGTATTTGTTGATGCTGACACCAAAAACCTTTACTTTACTTCACAATACAACTCTCCTAATGCAGAAAGCATATCATTTAGTGATGCACAAGCGTTACTTACATCGCTTGCTAAAACAGATAGTCCTAGTGTAACAGAAGAATTAGCAAAAGCTTTAGATAAAGCACTTTCTGATGCACCAGTTATGTCAGAAAATCTGACTAGAGTTGTTCAGTATTTTAGAGAATTTAGTGATGCGCCTAGTATGTCTGAGGCTATAACTTCAGTAGATACAGGGTTAGGAAAGAGTGATAGTACTAGCGTTACTGAGGATATAGCAAAACTATTTGAAACAGGTTTTGCTGATACTCCTACAATTACAGAGTCTTTAACTCAAAGTGTATCACTTGCAAAAGCTGATACTCCTACTCTTACTGACTCTCAAGCCTTTGCTACAGCATTAGCAAAAGCTGATACTCCTACTATAAGTGAAGAACTAGCTAAATTGTTTAGTCCTGCTAAGTCTGACACTGCAACTATATCTGAGTCTGATGCAAAAGATGTGGGCAAAGCTGTTGATGATGGCCAAGCGAGTAATCAAACTTTTACAGTAACTGTGGTTAGTACGGGGAGTGGTAATAAGTATTTTATAGATGGCACACAACAAGCTACTGTAGAGCTTAAAACAGGGGCTACTTACACCTTTGATCAGTCTGCTTCTAGTAACTCAGGACACCCACTTAGATTTTCAACTACCTCTAATGGTAGCCATGGGGGTGGCAGTGAATACACCACGAATGTTACTACAAACGGTACTCCAGGATCTTCGGGTGCGTACACACGCATACAAGTAATTGGATCTACACCTAATACGTTGTATTACTATTGTACTAACCACTCGGGTATGGGTGGACAGGCTAATATTAGCGCAGCTGGTGACTTCAGTATGGTGGAGTCTTTATCAAGAGTTGTAACGTTCTTAAGAACTTTTACTGATGCCGCAGCTTTAGATGATACTGCAAGTGCTTCAGATGATTTAGCTACTCAATCTGACTTAGTAAAGAACAATGTTATTGGATTTAGCGACTCTGAGGCAAAAGCTTTTAGTAAGCCTGGTATAACAGATGCTCCAAGTATTAGTGAAGACCTTAGTTATTTAGCTAATTTAGCCCCTTCTGACACTGTTTCTACTACAGATGGAACACCCGTATTTAATATTGGACAAGCTCTTAGTGATACTGTATCTGTTTCAGAAGCACTAAGTTTAGCATCTGCCGATGTGTTTGCGGATGTAGTAAGTGTTACTGAGACAACTAACTTAAATTCTGCAGAAGGACAACAAGATACGACCTCAATTGTGGAGACTTTAGCTCACAGTTTTGGTATGAACCCTACAGACGCTGCAACTATTGCAGAAAGTTTGGCGCATAGTTTTAGCAAATCTGTTTCAGATAGTGCTACAATATCGGAGTCAGTTAGTATTCTATTTATTCCCGGCGGGGGATCTATTTTGAATACTGCGGCTTTAAATACATTTGTATTAAATTAGGAGCTCATAAATGATAAATGATGATTTAAAACTAAAAGGTAAACTTGCTATTGCAATCAATGGTGAGGTCGTGCAGGAAGTTGATAACTTAGTTGTTACCGCAGGTAAAGGCTATGTTGCTTCCAGAATGAAGGATGCTACTGCAACTGCTATGTCTCATATGGAGATTGGTAGTGGTTCTACAGCTGCAGCTGCTTCAGACACCGCATTAGGATCGGCCCTTGGTAGAGTATCTCTAACAAGCACAAGCGTTTCTAGTGCTGTTGTAACGTATGTTGCAACTTTTGGAGCGGGTACAGGAACAGGTGCTGTTACAGAAGCTGGCTTATTTAATGCCTCTTCTGGTGGTACTATGTTGTGTAGAACTGTTTTTTCAGTTGTAAACAAAGGATCAGCAGACTCTATGACAATTACCTGGACAGTAACAGTCAGCTAATAGAATAGGAGGCTTTTACTGTGGGAATTGTTTTTAAGAACAATGCCAAGACGACACTTGCATCAAGCCTTAGTAACTCAGCTACAAGTGCTACTGTTACTGATGGTAGCGTATTTCCTAGCTTAAGTGCTGGTGAATTTTTCTTAGTTACCTTTGATGATGGATCAAACAACGAAATATGTAAGTGTACTGCTAGGTCTGGCAATACTCTAACTATTGTCCGTGCTCAAGAGAGCACTACGGCAAGAGCGTTCTCGTCTGGAGATGCTGCTGAAGGTAGAGTAACTGCTGGAGTTCTCGAAACAATTCAAGAAAACATTGCAGCTAAATCTGCAAACCAGACTGTATTTAATACAACTACAGCTGGTGGAGCGACAACATATAATATAGGAACTAATCCAGGCGTTGAAGCCAACGCTATGGTGTTCTTAAATGGTGTTTTACAGCACCATGACACTCTGTCATTTTCAGGGACCAATTTAACTTTCGATGCTGCTCCACCAAATGGGATGGCTCTTGAAGTTATTATTGATAACCTAATTAA